GTATCAAACTCAGAGTGATCTAATTTCTTCTGCCCAAGTTCTACACTAGCAATATAATCCAAACGATAGGATTCCTGTGCCTTGTAAGTAAACTTCTTATAGAGATCTAGATAATCTAATTGAGATACACCACCAATATCATAAGTAATATGTTCTCTTCCCATAATAACAGTTTTATCTTCTGTTACCAATCCCCAAGGGGACATTCTCTTCATCAACTTCTCACCAAGGATTCTATCAATCCTACGACACATATATGGAATATCATATAACTTACTATTCCATCCAGTAATAACTTCTGGTGTATTAGACTCAATCATCCACCAGTTAATGAAATCATTTAGAAGTTCATACTCAGTTCTGAATGATTTGTATAAAACATTCTCTTGCTTATTTTTAAACGCACCTAATCCCCAAGTTATAATCTGCTTTGTATTATAGTCCTGTATTGATATAAGAAGTATTTCTTCTGCAGCAGATTCTACATCAGGGAATCCCTGTTCAGATTTAACCTCAATATCAAGAGTAACTAATTTAATTTTATCAATATCAAACTTTAATTCCTGTTCTGGGTATCTCTCAGAAATATATTGATAGATGAATCTCTCATTCCCATAAACATTAAAGTTATCAATCTCACTATATCTCTTTATAAATTCCCTAGTCTCTCTAACCGTACCTGGTTCAATTGCCTCTACAGGTTCACCTGTTAGAGTTTTATATTTTGATTTCTTTTTTGTATCAACAAAAAGGGTTGGATAAAACTTCTCACGGGTTGCGAAGTGTTTTCCATCTTCATAACCACGAACCAAGAAGTTGTCTCCAACCATCTGAACGTTTGTGTAGAATCGCATTATGCAGTGAGTTCTTTATACCTCTTAATTACCTCCTCCGTAGGTTCGGCAATAGTAAGAATGTCTTCTGATCTTAGCATATATTCCGTCTGATTGCTAGCTCCAATCCAAGGTTTCATATTTTCTTCATCAAAGAATCTATATGGATTAATAAACTTACAATCTGGTTCACCAGGTTCTGCCATAATCTCTTCAATTTCAGTGATAAGAACATTGTCTACATCAACTAAAACACATTTAATCGCCATCTTCTTGTTCCTCAAGTTTTAATACTTTAGCTTTATCTATAAACATTTGTGTAACACTATCATGTGGATCAACTATAGTTACAACCCAATCTGTAGGAACAACCATAGAGGTATCTTTTGATAATACAATCCAAGGAGATAATACAACATCAAATTTACCACCCTCTTTCTTTTTAGTGTCAACTATATGAGGATTTTCTAAAAGAAAAGCAGTTGGTTTCTCTTGATTTACATCAGCAACAACTTCTTTTAAATCGGAAATTAAAGTCTCTCCAGATTTTAAAAGAGTTAATTTAATAGACATTTTAAATAGTTTGAATTAATTTACCAATTTCTGGAAGATACATATAATTTATTTCACTTTTTCGTATAGTTGTAAATGCATCATCAATAGTTTCAACCATAGTATCACCAGCAAGATTAAATGAAGTATTGAAAAGAATAGGAACTCCAGTTAATTTATAAAACTCAGAAATCAAATCATAATAATTTTTATTCTGTTCTGAAGTAACTGTCTGTATCCTACAGGTTCCATCTACATGTACTATAGATGGAATTTCATCTATTTTATGAGGTAATACATCAACAGCATACATCATAAAAGGGCTTTCGTCAAGTCTATCCATATCAAACCAATCTCTAGCATATTCCTTTAAAACAGTTCCAGCAAAAGGTCTAAAGTATTCTCTCTTCTTTACTCTATTCACAATATCTTTACCATCTTTAACTCTAGGATCGAATAAAATTGACCTATTACCAAGTGCTCTTGGTCCAATTTCACTTCTACCTTGAGCAATAGCAACTATATTACCCTCACTTATAAGTTTAGCAACATCACTTACATTTACATCAATTTCAATTTCATTATCCCTTAATTCACAATAGTATTCTAACTGACCACCAAGATATAAAGTATCTAATTTAAAATTACCATTACCACCAACATCTGATATAGCACCACCTATTGTAATTCCAGAATCATCGCAAGTTGGATCAACATAAAGATTAATATTACTAGGCAAAGATTTTAATAACTTATAATTAGCAACACAATTTAAAGCACAACCACCAGATAATACTAAATTATTACTACTATTCATTGATAATGCTTCATCACAAATCCATATTAGATAATCCTCATAATCTTTTTGAATCCTATAAGCAAAATCTTCTTTAGAAATTTTACATTCAGATATAGCAGTAGTATTTGATAGAAATTCATATGATTTTGATTGATAATTAGCTTCATTCATTCCCAAATTAGTCCAATTAGGTTTACATGATTTATTAGCATGATCATCAATAGTTAGTATTGGATCAACATCTTTATTTTCTTTACCATAGGCAGAAAGACCCATAGTTTTACCACAATCTAAACCATTAAATCCAATAAATCTGGTGATCGCTTCATATGCCATACCAGCACCAACATTAGGTACAGGATCAATAAATTTTAAATTCGTTTCTACTGCTGTGTCATTATCACCAGCAATTTTTCTATGTAAAATATTTAAACCATTACTACTAGCTTGATATATTGATAAATTTTCCTTTCCATAATCATAAGTATAACCTCCACCATCTATAACAATAACTGTAGCATCATTAAATCCAGAATGAAAAAAAGCACCTGTAGCATGTAAATCATGGTGTGATTTATACATATTATCTTTATGATATGTACTATCCATAAAAAATGGTATATTACAATCAATACCAGATACAAATTTAAGATAAGATAATATGTAAGTAGGTTCTGCTGCTATAGGATATAAATGATGAAACCGAATATCATCTATCTTATTAATATATTTTGATAATTCATTAGCACATAATATAGGAACATTAGTATGTTTTAAATGATTAAAACGTTCCTCTTGTAAATGGACAACTACTTTACCATCTTCAATAACAGTTATTGTTGAATCATGCCCTAAATTAATAGATATACTAGCACCCACTATAAACTTCTCCAATTTCCCAACACTCTATACCTTCATCCCTAATTATATCCATAGTCAACTCAGAGCGATTTGCAGGAACAACTACACAATATCCAATACCTAAATTAAAGACTCTTCTCATCTCTAATTCATCAACATTACCCTGACGTTGGATCTCTAGGAAGATCTCTGGAACACTCCAAGCATTCCAATCAACGTGTGCTTTAACCCCTTCTGGAAGGCATCTAGGAAGGTTCTCAGGAATGCCTCCTCCAGTAATATGTGCCATACCATAGATCCAATCACCCTCCCCTAATAAGCGTTTTACTACAGGAGCATAGATTCTAGTAGGATCAAGTAATTCTGGATATTCATCCACTTTTAACTTCAAACGAGTTGTTAAATAACGAATTAAAGTAAATCCATTAGCATGAACACCATTACTTGCTAATCCAATAATTCTATCAGAAGGTTTGATAGAAGATCCATCTATAATTTTCTTTTCTTCTACTACACCAGTACAGAATCCAGCAAGATCATAATCAGGAGTAAGAGCATTAACTTGTGCATGCTCTGCTGTTTCACCACCAATTAAAGTACATCCTGCCTGACGACAACCATCAGCAACTCCAGCAATTATATTAAATATTTTTTGATTATCCTTAACCTTTGGGCAAGAAATATAATCAAGGAAGTATAAAGGTTCTGCTCCACATGTGATTACATCATTCACACACATCGCAACAAGATCTATACCAATATCAAACGATCTATTATATAATGATGATAATTTAGATTTAGTTCCTACACCATCAGCACCAGAAACTAATATAGGACTTTCATATCCAGAAGGTATTCTCATCATACCATTAAAACCACCAAGTCCACCTAAGACCTCTGGTCTATAAGTGGACTTTACATGAGTTTTAATCTGATTTACAAAATCATTACCAGCATCTATATCAACACCAGCAGTTTTATAATCTAAAACAATACCTTCT